GCGCTGCGGGACGACAAGGGCAAGGTCAGGTATGTCCCCCTCCTCGAATGGCTGGACCGCGATTCGGCGGATCGCTTCTCGGAAGGCGTGATCGCCGCCGTCGAGCGCGAATATCCCGGCGCGACCGAGGGGGATTACGGCAAATGACACCCTTGGAGTCGGCCCTCAAGCTGTGCGGCCGCCTCCCTGTTTTTCCCTGCCTTGAGTCCAAGAAACCCGCGTCCAAGCATGGTTTCAAGGACGCCAGCAAGGACCCGACACGGATTGCTGAACTATGGCGGGAGTTCCCCGGTCCTTTGATTGGCGTCCCGACCGGCGAGGTTTCCGGCATCGACGCTCTCGACATCGACCCCCGCCACGACGGCGACAAGTGGTTGGCTGAGGCCATTGAGGCGCTGCCGATCACCCGCATCCACCATACCCGATCCGGCGGCAAGCACATTCTCTTCCGCCACGCCGATGGCGTGAAGAACACCGCAGGCAAGATCGCCCCCGGCGTCGATACCAGGGGCGAGGGCGGCTACATCATCTGGTGGCCCGCCTCCGGCTGCGAGGTCGAGAATCCCAGGACGCTGGACGGCTGGCCGCGCTGGCTACTTCGCATCCTGATCCCGTCGAGACGGCCCGCGCCCGCCGTTCCGGTCTCGCGCGCCGAAGCGACGACCCGCGCCGCATTGATGATCGAGCGCGCCTATACCCGCGTCCGGACGGCTCGGCCCGGCCAGAGGCACTATGAATTGCGCGCCGCCGCCGCTACGCTTGGCGGGTTGCTGCGCTACCTTCCGGGGGCCCCCAGCACCGAACAACTTCTGGTCGATCTCATCATGTCAACCGGCGCCGAGGATCGCCGAAACGCGGAGAAAACGGCACATTGGGCGCTTGATCGCGGCGCGTCCTCGCCTCTGCTGGGAGGCTGATTGTGAGCGAGGCCCCCGTCGTCGATCTGGGCGAGGTGCGTCAAGCCGAGGAAAGACGGAAGCAACTCGCCGACCTGGATGCCCAACTCCTCAAATCCGACAAGAACGCCGTTCTCGGCACGGTCAGCAACCTAAGCCTCATCATCGCCCAAGACCCTACGCTCGCCGGCCTTTGCGGCTTCAATGAGTTCACCCACCAGGCGGTCCTGCATGACAGCCCGCCGCCACTCATGGATGCCGCGCCGCCGATACCAGGCCCCTACCCGCGCCCGTGGCAGCCAGCCGACGTGGCCCATATCCAATCCTACCTGCAACGCTGCTGGACTCGGCTTGCCAAGCGCGACGACACCGAGCAGGCCATGAATGCCGTTGCAGCCACGCGCCGCTTTCACCCCGTCCGCGACTGGCTGGCAACATTGAAATGGGACGGCATGGCGCGGTTGGACGATTGGTTAGCCAATGCATTCGGTGCCGCCGGCAACGGCTACACGGATGCCGTCGCCGCCAAGATGCTAATCGCCGCCGTCCGCCGCGTTCGCCACCCAGGCTGTAAATTCGACCACATGCCGATCCTTGAGGGCGCCCAGGGCATCGGCAAGAGCAAGGCGCTCGCCGCCCTGTTCGGTGCCGACTGGATCGCCGACAGCCTGCCGCCTCAACTTGATGGCCGCGATGCCGCCCTCGGCCTGGTCGGAATATGGGCCATCGAACTGGCTGAAATTGAGCAGATTATCCGCGCCGAGGTCGAGGTCATCAAGGCGTTCCTGTCGCGGCCGGTTGACCGCTTCCGGGCGCCTTACGGCAAGGGCTTCCTGACCTATCCACGCCAGTGCATCTTGATTGGCACCACCAACAGCGCCGATTACCTGCGCGATGATACCGGCAACCGCCGCTTCTGGCCGGTGGCCTGTCAGTTCGCCAACGTCGAATGGGTGACGGAAAACCGCGAACAATTATGGGCTGAGGCGGCGATCCGGGAAGCCCGCGGCGAGGATCATTGGCTGTCCGATGCCGCCACAGCACATGACGCCGAAGTCGTCCAGACCGAGCGCCAGCAGGAAGACGTCTGGGAGGACAGGGTGGGTGGATTTTTGGAGGGAAAGGTTGAAACAACCGCCGCCGACGTTCTTTCGATATGCCTGATGGTGCCGGTCGAACGGCAGGGCAAGCGGGAACAAATGCGGGTCGGCGGCATCCTGAAACGGGCCGGATGGAGGCGCACGCTGGTTCGCAAGGGTGTGGTGGTTTCACGGGTCTGGCTCAAGCGGTAGGTGGTGACAGTGAGGCTCCGTGTAACCACCAGCATGTATCATGAAATAGGACGTTTCTACGGCCATGAAACACGACGTGGTTACGGTGGTTACTTTTCGAGACGTGGTAACACAAGGAACCGCCTTGTGTGTAACCACTGTAACCACCTGTAACCACCTATATATAGTAGTAGTGTAATGGGTGGTATAGGCGCATATAGGAAAGTGTACAGAAACCACCTTTTGGTGGTTACGTGGTTACGGCCGAAAGCCATCCACCCCCACCCCATGCCGCGCGCGCGCGTTTTGTGCGCCGCAACATAAAGGAGACTCGATCCGAAACCGGGTGGGTGCCAACATTCCCCTTCCCCTCGGGCAACGGAGCGGGTATGGTGCCGGGCCATGCCAGCGGGTAGACCCTCCTCCTACACAGCCGAAGTCGCGGATATGATCTGCGAGCGGCTTGCCCTTGGGCAGAGCCTGGTCAAAATCCTCCAGGATGAGGATATGCCGCCATACCGGACGGTCTGTCGGTGGCTGAGTGCGAATGAACAATTCCGTCTGAACTACGCGCGTGCGCGCGAAGATGCCGCTGAACTAATGGCATCGGAAATGGTAGAAATAGCCGACAGCGCGACAGATACCGATAGTGCAGCATGTGCTAGAGTTCGTGTTGATACTAGGAAATGGGTGGCGAGCAAACTCAAGCCGAAGGTTTATGGTGATCGGGTGGACGTAAATACCACCCTTGATGTCAGGACAACTCCTGATGACAGGATTGAATCTCGCCTCCTTGAGCTTATCCGAAAAGCGGGAACTGATCTCGCTGTTGGAGGAACGGGAACGGCGGGATTGTCGGAAGAGCCTTCTGAAGTGGGCAACAAAAGCCCTTGAGCCTCTCGGCCAATCCCCCGCCGCGCACCACCGCCTGCTGATCCGCGAGCTTGAAGCCGCGATCCAGGGCCGCACGCCACGGCTGATGATCAACCTACCGCCGGGCAGCGCCAAGACGACTTACAGCACGATCATTGCCCCGGCATGGGCGCTCGCCCAGCGGCCGAACCTGGACGTAATCTGCGCCAGCAACACCGGGCTGATGGCCGAGGGATTCAGCCGGCGCACGCAATCACTGATCCGTGATCATGCCGACACGTTGGGCTACACGCTGACCCGCGAGACCGCTGAGGAATGGACGACCAGCAATGGCGGCCACTACCGGGCCGCGGGCGTCGGCGGGGCTATCGCCGGGACACGTGCCGACGTGGTGATGATCGACGACCCCACCCGCAGCCGTGCCGATGCCGACAGCGAGACGGTGCGGGAAAGCCAATGGGCATGGTTCACCGGCGATCTGCGGACGCGGCTGAAGCCCGAGGCCACGATAATCGTGGTCATGACGAGATGGCACCCCGACGACCTCGGCGGCCGGCTGCTGGAGCGCCAACCCGGCCTATGGCGGGTAGTGAGCGTCCCCGCGATTGCGGAGGAAGCCGACCCGCTTGGGCGTGAGCCGGGACAGTTCCTTTGGGACGACGATCCGGCCTATCCCTATGGCGCCGAACTCCGCAAGGTTCATGCCGAATACCAGGCAATGGGCGCCATGCGGGACTGGCAGGCGCTGTATCAGCAGCACCCCCGGCCCGCCGAGGGCTCGCTGTTCAAAATCGGCAAGATCGAGGTACTGGACGTTCCGCCGAGCCTGCGCGGCGCCACGGTCGGTCGCGGCTGGGACCTGGCCGCCACCAAACAGATCGGCACCCGAGACCCGGACTGGACGGTCGGCGTGAAGCTGGCGCGGCTCCTGTCCGGCCAGTATGTCGTGCTCGATGTCCAGCGATTCCGCGGCGGCCCGGACGAGGTGGATAATATGATCCACAACACCACCCATCAGGACGGCACGGGTTGCCGGGCCAGCTTGCCACAAGACCCCGGCCAGGCTGGCAAGGCGCAGGCCCTGGCCTTCACACGCTTGCTCACCGGCTATCAGGTCGAGACCTCGCCCGAGACCGGCGCCAAGGAAACCCGCGCCGCGCCCGTCGCCAGTCAATGCAACGGCGGCAACCTAGCGATCGTGCGCGCCCCCTGGAATGCCGCCTTCCTCGACGAACTGGCCGCCTTCCCCTCTGGCATCAAGGACGATCAGGTGGACGCCCTTTCCCGCGCCTTCGGCATCGTTGGCCTTGGGGCACGAAAGATGGTAGTATCCGAGGACGTGATGCGGTTTTTGGGACAACGGTAATGTTTTCCTTCCTCGCCCGCCCATGGCGCAGACCCGCGCCGCCGAGCCCTGCCGAGCCCATCCCCATCGAGCCGCTGACCCGCCGACCGCTCCGGATCAGTGAAGCCTCGATGGAGGAGCTTCGCCGCAGCGACCGGCCGGCCCGGCGCTCACCCTTCGCCGGATTGCCCAAGCCGCCCCCAGGCGTGCGGCCCGATAGCCCCGCTCCCGGCATGGCGATGGACGAGGCTCCCGGCGTCACGACCGGCGGGGCATGGGGCGCCTGGGCGATGGAGGGCCTATGGGGCGAGGGCCTTTGGTTCATGGGCTATCCCTATTTGGCCGAGCTTGCCCAGCGTCCCGAATATCGCAACATTGTCGAGACTATCGCCGAGGAGATGACGCGGAAGTGGATCAAGATCGTCAGCACCGGAAAGACCGATAAAACATCGAAGGTCAAAACCATCGAATATGCGATGAAGACGTTCGAGTTGCGCGAAGCGTTTCACCGCGCTACCGAACTTGACGGCTTCATGGGCATCGGGTTTATCTACATCGATACCGGCGCGACTGACGATCCGGCCGAACTTAAACTCCCGCTGCCACTCACCAAGGACAAAATCGACAAGGGCGCCCTCAGGGGCTTTGTGCCAATTGATCCAACATGGTGTAGCCCGCTGATATACAACAGCACCGACCCATTGAAGCCGGACTTCTTCGTTCCATCCGTCTGGTATGTCATGGGCAAGCAGGTCCATGCCAGCCGGCTAATCATTATTCGATCCCGTGAAGTGCCGGATATCCTCAAGGCGGCATATAATTTCGGCGGTCTGTCGCTGTCTCAGATGGCGAAGCCCTACGTGGACAACTGGCTACGGTCGCGGCAAAGCGTTAGCGACCTGTTGCACGCCTTCACCAGCTTTGTGCTCAAGACCCAGATGGGTGCCTATCTCCAGGACGCCCGCGCCTTCGGCGAACGCATGGCGGCCTTCATTCTTGGCCGTGACAACAAGAACCTGTTGCTGGTCGATAAGGAAACCGAGGAGCTCGATAACGTCTCGGCGCCGCTCGGCACGCTGGACAAGCTCCAGGCTCAGTCCCAGGAACAGATGGCGAGCGTCAGCCGCATTCCACTGATCAAGCTGCTATCCATTACGCCGACCGGCCTGAACGCTACGACGGATGGCGAGATCAGAGTATTCTATGACCGCATTAAGGCGGCCCAGGAGAAGGTCTATGGCGCCGGGCTGACTCGAGCACTCAAGGTCATTCAGCTATCCGAGATCGGTAGTATCGACCCCGAGATCGGCTATGAGTTCGTGCCGCTATGGGAGCTGGACGCGGCGGGCAAGGCCGCGGTCGAAAAGGCCAAAGCCGACACCGATGCGGTTTACATGCAGGAGTCGGTAATCTCCAACGAGGAAGTGCGGACGCGCCTGGCCGGCGATCCCGAGTCGCCCTACCATGGCCTGGAGGGGCCGGCGCCGGAAATACCCGATCCGATGGATATGGACCCCGACAAGTCAGATGTGGCGGAAAGCATCGAAAAGCGGGGCGCTGAGGGCAGCAACAGCGAGGCGAACTCAGGTGCGTAGGCCCCTAACCGCCCCCACTCGTCGCCCGATCCGCCTGCGGCCGGTGCGGCCGAATGCCGGCCTGACCGCCGCCTACCAGCGCCGACTCGATGCCGAGATTGACCGGATGGCGGCGCATGTCATATCCGCAATCCAGACATGCTATATCCGCAAGCCGCCGAAACTCGCGGCGGATGAAAGCCCGGCGGGGGCGCTCAAGGCCACGATGGCGGCGTTGGCGCGGGAGTGGACGGCGCGTTTCGATGCCCTGGCACAGGGGGCGGGGCGGAAGTTTGCCAGGGACGCGACCGCCGCCGCCGATCGGTCCTTCGCCGCCGCGCTCAAGCATGCCGGGTTCACTGTCGAGTTCAAGC